AGCAGACGGTCTGCAGTGAGTGCCACGGCAGTGGAAAGATAGAGGGGGAAGAAGATGACGACGATGAGGAATGACCTAATCAACAAGATTCCACCACCGCCCGATGTCGAGCCGCCAATGTTCGAGGGTCTACAATCGAGAGAGATCGACAAGCTGGCAGAGGCGAAGGCCGAGGCCGATATTGCGCTCAGGAACGCGCCTAAGTCACAGAAGAATCCGTTCTTCAATTCCGAATACGCTGACCTCGACGTTATCACGCGGATCGTCCGACCGATTTACGGTGAGCATGGTCTCGCATTCACCCAAGCGCCCTGGCAGAGCGCAGACGGGGAGATGCTAATCACAACGCTAATCCACAAGAGCGGTCAGTGGATGCGGTCTGCAATGAAGATCAAGGCCGTGCCGAATAACAAAGGGGAGGTAACCCCGCAAAGCGTGGGCAGCGCGATCACTTATGCCAAACGCTACTCACTCGCCGCGATGGCGAACATCGCACAGACCGGCGAAGACGATGATGGAAATCTTGCATCTGATTCGATCGATGAGGCAGATCCTGTCACTTCAACTGCTCCCACGGCAGTTGCTGCGGCAGCTCCTGTCTCATCATCAACGGGAGAGGTGGTGGCCGCGCTTGTTCCTAATCCGAGCCCCGCTGCTGCCTCTCCCCGCGATCTCATGGAAATTGACATTTATGAGACCCTCGCTGCTGTCAGCTCCAACGCTGAGCTGGAGGAATGGAGGCGCAAATGGGGGCCGGAAATGAGCTCGTTAAAGGAGTTCGACCCCCCTCTCTTTGAAGAATTGAGGACACTCGGGAAACAAAAGGAGGCTACCTATGGCTGATGGAAAACCACTGCTGACGATCAACCTGTTCGCCAATGAGGGCGATGGCCTGGTGTCGATGGTTCAGACCGACCGTGGTCCTGTTTCGATCACGCCGACTGAATTTCTCAAGGGCTGGCAAGGCAGACGACCGCCGTTCTCAAACGGTGATGTGCGTGTTCTCGAGCCGCTGCAGGCAGGCACCTATGAGGTCGCAGGCTGGGCCAACGACGAGGTCAGGGCGTCTTGGACTGATCCCAGCGGCACTCGACAGCGTGTCCTAATCGAGCGGCGTGGTCAGCCGACTCGCATGCCTGGAGACCCAGAACCACCAGAGGGCTCAGAGCGTCAGGCGATCACCTATGTGAACGTGGCGATCAAATTACCGCAGCCAAAGGAAAACACCGCTCCAAAGAAAGGGATATTCGATGACTAAAGAAAATCGCGGCGTCGTTATGCGGATCAATGATGCATCGCTGGAGCTTTTTGGCGAGTCTAACGATACAAACCGAAAGCGCGTGCGGAAGCTCATCGATCGGGGGTTGCTGCGTGCAACGAAACTGACTGGCGATGGTCGCGGTTCTCCGTTCTGGGTGACGCGCGCCAGCCTCGATGCATTGATCAAACAAATTGACGAAGACAATGAGCAGCATCACACAGCCGCTTGAGGAAGCGATCCGCATTCTTCGCGAGCGAGCTGAGGCGCATGGCGATCATGTCGAGCTGCACAAGCGCATCGCAAAACTTTGGTCGGTCTATCTGGGTATCTGGGTGGAGCCGCACCAGGTTGCGGTGCTGTTGGCGCTGATGAAACTCGCCCGATCTGAGTTCGATCCTTCAAACAAGGACAATTGGCACGACTTTCTCGGATACGGCGGGATTTGGGCTGATCTGCTGAAAATCGGCTCACACAGAGCGCGCAAGAGGGGGGTCAAAGAAGATTTATGACCTACGGGTCATGGGGAAACTAAAGGCTGTCAGCGATTCTCTGTGATGGGCAGAGGGGGTGGTCGCAGCCAAGGGGGAGAAAATGCAACGAGCACGGATGAAGGCGTCGAGAGAAGTCGAGTATGTAAGACTTGCTCGGGATTTGAGGGGAAAGACAGGAGACTTTTTTGTAATCAACGAGGACAGTCAATTTGTTTTCACGCCGGATGAGTTCGAGCGAAAATTTGAATTAACGACAGACTCGTTCAAAGCACCTGAAAGAAAGCGGTCGCAGTCAAAACGCAAACGCAGATCATCGCCAGGCTTTACCATTTACAATTCGCAAGTCGAGCAACTTGTCGAAGCCGTGGGTATCTTATACGACGAGCAGGTTAAAGACTTTTCAATAGACCAGCTTTTAGATCCAAATTTTTGCAAGGGTATTAATTTTAACACTCTGTTTGAAAGTGGATTGATTCAGGATTGTCCTGAATTTTTAACAGAGACCCCCAATCACGATATTTATTTGAAACGCAGAATGCATGGCTGGATAGAACTAGCGATGAAACGCAAGCTGCTTCAGCGTGACAAGTTCCGTGGAAAAAATTCAATAGGGAAAATCGTTGTTTGCTGGCACTACCGCCCAGCATAAAAAAAGCGCCGCCCCGAGAGGCGGCGCAGTCATTAAGGGAGATCGTTTGGTTCAGCCGAACAGTGCTTCCAAGGCGTCGGCTTCTTCGCTGGCTCGTTCGTTGTTGCTGATCCACTCACGATAAGAATCTCGGGTGGTCTTCTCTTCGGAGTGACCCATGAGATCGGTGATCCGACCAATCGAGAAGTCGGCGTTAAACAACATGCTCGCATAAAAGTGCCTGAGATCGTGCCAGGTCAGCAGGGTGATGCCGCAATGCGCAGCGGCCTCGGCCTTGGTGTGGAACTCAGCAGCGTCTGTCCTGGTCTCACCCTTCGCGAAGCCGTACTGGCCTGATCGCAGGTGCGCCAGGTCTTCATCACTGATGTCGGCAGCCATTGGCGTCACGGAATACTTCTTCGACTGCGTTCCTGACACCGTCAGCAGGTAACCGTTCTTCGCGAACTGAGCGCGATCCCAGGCGTTGGAAAATTGCTGGTGAGACCGGCCACCGAAAATCAAACGCTCGCTATTCACGATGGCTTGATCGTCGCTCCACTGGTTGTGCTGCCGAAAAGAATCACGATGCTCGGACTCACCGCGCAGCCGGAGTTCGTTCAGCCAGCGGCTTGAGATGCTGACCTTCCTCACCTTCTCATGCTTCGGCAGGCCGATCACATAAGTGCTCCGATCGACATGCTTCCATGAGCGATCGATGGTGATCTCGTTCTGTCCGACAGGCGGCAGGTGATCGAGGGAAAGTGCCATTATCTCTGAGGCGCGGAGACCTATGCGTGAGGCGATCACGATCGGCAGCTCGGCCTCTGGATCGAGGCGACGGACCCAATCGAGCAGGGTGTCAAATTCCTGATTCAGTGTCTCGAAGACTTGGCGCTTCACTGCCTTCCGCGTCGAGCGATCAGACCTCGGACCTCTGATGCCGTCAGCAGGATTGTGAGTGATCCACTTCCGGCGAACGGCCAGGCGAAAAATTTGTTTGATCTGAGACCAGATTTCAGCCTGCGTCCGAGTGCCTATCGGGCGAGCGATCAGCTCAGACATCAACTTGTCTTCGATCAGATCACCATCGATGAATGTGAGTTTGACATCGACAAGTGGAACGCCGTCAATCTTCATCGGCGGGATGTGCTTTTTGATCTGCCCCGTTAGCTTCAGATAATGAGCAGCCGTGCCTTCGTCGTTCGCAGCACGAGTCTTGAACGATGCGATGTGAGCTGCGACGGCATCGCCGAAGGTCTTGTCCTTTGCAGCGATCCCGCCGTAGTTCTCGACCTGATTGACGAGCACCGCCATGTAGGCTTCGGCCTCTGCCTTTTTTGCAAACGGCTTGCCTTCAACATCTGTTCGCTTGAAGCGGGTTGGAAAACCTGGCTTGCCTGCGCGCCACTCTCTTTTGCAATCAATATGCCAGCGTCTCAGGCCGCGTTGTCTCGTTCTCTTACTGCTGTCTTCTCTAACGTGCATTTCGATCTCCCTCAAGGGTGACAATATGTCACCTTTGGAGACCATACACGAACCGATTAGGGATTGTCTAGGTACGCCAAGGGTACGCCAAGCCCTTTTTTAAGCACTGCGGGGTCCAACGAAAATCGCTGAACCCCGCAGTTTAACTGGCTCCCCGAGCCGGACTCGAACCAGCGACATGGTGGTTAACAGAATGAAAAACAGGGTCTTGCAGGGTCCGGCGCATCCCGTAATGTCGCAGTTTTCCGCCAATTAATCCAGTCAGATCGGAAACGGAGGAACCCACATCCCATGCTGCGGGTACGCCAAAGGTACGCCAACTCATGTCACCGAGGGGTGACAAATCAGTTCACTGTCTCAGACGTTCCCTCGATGAGCAGAGGATCATGGAGCTCGGCAGCTACCTCCTCGCTGCCGCCTGCGTTGGTCATCCAGGTGAGCGTGATCGAACCATCACCACCCTGCGCAACCTGCGCGATACCCTTTTCGCCGAACTGTTTGGGGTAGAGTTTTGATGAGAGCCAGCGGACATGCTGCGCGTAATCACGCATCGCCGACACCTGCTCCTTGCTCCACTCGTTGTCGCCATCGATGACGCTTTGATAGCGTTGAAGCACGTCATCATTTAGGCGAGAGACACCTCGCGTCTGCGCATTGCGGAAACGCTCATCAAGCTCAGGATCGTTGTCCCTCCAATGGGTGACCGTCTTCCTCGGTGCGCCTGCCACACGGCATGCCTGTGAAAAGGAAAGCCCATCGTGCATCAGCTCAACGAGCTGGTCCTCGAGCTCAGGCGTGCGCCGATTATAGATGCGTTTTTTGGTCACTTCTTTTTCTTCTTCGGCTTCTTCTTTGTGGTCTTCATGGCTTTGGGCTTCTTCGCATAGCCGACGATCTTAGGCATCGCTCACTCCTTTGGCAGTCCGACGCTGTATCCAACGCCGCGTTGATAGGTGAGAACTTCCAGACGGTTATTCTCAGCCTTTGAAATGTGCACCCATCCCGAATCGGGTTTCCCATTCCAGCATTCGAGAATGAGCTGATCGAAATTCAGATGTTCCCGACACCACTCAGCGAGCTCCAGGTTAGAGACGCCTGGCAGCTCGATGTCTACGGCTTCGCCCTTGCAGTGCTGGCTGG